TGCAGCTGATATGTTAGAAACTACTGATTATGGTGATAGTGGGCACAAAACTTTTACAGGTGGTTTAGATGGCTGGACAGCAAGTTGTGAACTTAACTGGGATGCAGTTAATACAGTATCGGAAGGTGATAGTGCAACGCTAACTTTATTTATCGGGGCAGGTGGTACAGCTCCAAATTATGCAGGAACGGCTCTTGTAGCGAGTATTAGTATTAGTAGTGTCGTTGAAGGTTTAGTAACTGCAACGGTTAATTTTCAGGGTACTGGTGCATATACTTATACTGCTTCCTAATAAAGCGGTTAAATGATTATGATTAGAGGTGATGTAAATGACTGAAAAGTAAATGACTGAAAAAGCTGGAAAATTAGGTGCTATATACGCTACCTATGGTGATGGTATAGATAAAGCCAATGAAAGCGTAGCGTTAACTGCTGGTGTAGGATCATTAGCTAATACGAATGTTTTGGTTAGCAAGGTAACTTCTGACTCTGGCGGTAGTAATCCAATAACAAAAGCATATTATTGCACAGTTGCTGGTTCGTTAGTAGTCGCTGATGGCGGGACTGATACGGTATATGTAACCTACAAATACTGGAATGAAGGCGTGTATGCTCATAAAGACGCTATTGAATGGACAGCTTCTACTGAAAAATCTGTGGGTGATAGGGTATTCCCCACTACTGAAAATGATTATTATTATGAATGTACAGTAGCTGGAACTTCGGATTCTACTGAACCTTCACCGTGGGGAACTGTAGTTGCAGGTACTACTACTGATAATACGGTTACCTGGACTTGCCACTCATATAGCGAAATTGGGGTAGTGTGTGGCTTCTTTAACTGGGGTGCTGATAATGTTTGCGATATATTGGAAACGACCGATTATTGTGATGATGGACACCGAACATATATTGCATCTTTAAAGGGCTGGTCAGGTAGTGCAGAACGGCATTGGTTAACTGAAGAAGTATTAGAATGGATTGGCGATAGTCTGATAATAAGATTTTATGTTGATGAAACTAACGACTTGCGATATGAGGGCTGGGTAATTGTTGATGGGCATTCTATAACATCGGCGGTAGATACTCTGGTCAATGAAAGTTTAAGTTTTAAAGGTGATAGTATATTAAGTTCAGAATCAAGTTAAAAAATATAAAAGGAGCGAAACATGAGTGAAAAAGACAAACTTGAAAATATAACTGGCAGCGGTATTCCTATAATTATAAAAGGTAAGGAATATAAGCTGGGCATATTTAATTTACGGGATTTAGCAGACTTTAGGCAATATATAAGAGGGCAGCGAATCAAGATAATCCAGGATGTTGTAACTGATAAAGCTGAACGGATTGAATCAATTCTTACTATTATGGATGGAGATATCAATGAAAGAAAAGAACTGTCCACTATGGATGGGGTCTGCTTTATGTTATGGAAGAGCCTGCAGAAATATCAGCCAGAAATAACCTTACAAGATGTAGATGAATTAATTGATTTAGATAATTATGATGAGATATTTAACACATTAATGAAAATCGGGGGGCAGGTAAAAAACTCCCCAAAGGGAGCAAAGAAGAAATAAGTTGGCACAAGGCATTTGCTCTCTTATCGAGATATTACGGCTTTACAATTAACCAAATAGCTGATATGTCCTTATATCAATTTAATAGCTATATGAGTGATATATCAGAAATAGAAAAGATATTTTCAGGCAGTCAGGTAAAGCAAAAAGATACTACAACGACAGAAGATTTAATGAAGATGGCGAAAAAGAGGGGGATAAAAACCCCGAAAAAGTTTTAAAGGTGGTGGATAACTTTTGCAATTAGGTGAGGCATTTGTAGATATTACAGCAAAAGATAATAAATTAGTGCAATCATTAAGTAAAGCAGAACAAAAGACTGCTAAAACTGCTGCCGCTATGTCAAAAAAATTAGCGGGTATTGGTAAAGGTATGACTATTGCCGGTGGAGTGATCACTGCTGCTTTCGGTGCAATAGTTATGAAAACTACTAAATTGGGCGATCAGCTTGACAAGATGTCTAAACGAACTAATGTATCGGTTGAGGCTCTATCTGCTCTTGGTTATGCTGCTAAAATTAGCGGGGCTGATTTAGATACAGTAGAGAAATCACTTCGATTTTTGGCTCGTGGAATGAATGACGCTTCACAAGGGATTGGTGAAGCTAAAGAAGCCTTTGAGGAATTAAATATATCTGTTACCGACACCGAAGGCAATTTGCGACCTACAATGGATGTATTAAAAGAAGCCGCTACTAAATTAGCCGCTATGACTGACGAAACTAAACAGGTCGCTCTGGCGACTGATATATTTGGGGCAAGATATGGAACTCAATTATTGCCTATGTTAAAAGAGGGTGGCGATGGCATTGAAGCCTTAATGGAAAAAGCTAAAGAGCTTGGTATCGTGATGTCCACCGAAGCAGCAGCAAAGGCAGCTGAATTTAACGACAGAATAACCGATTTAAAGGAATCTGTCGGGGGTATGGGTAGAAGTATAGGGGAAATATTAATACCACCACTAATTAAATTTAGTGAAAAGGCATTAGAGATTATTAAGAAAATTAAGGCTTGGGCTGACGCACATAAACCATTAGTTGAAATGCTGGTAAAAGTAGCTGCAACGCTGGGAATCTTGGCTGCGGTAGGCGGTCCCATCTTATTGGCTGTATCCGTTTTTTTAAAAATGAAGGTAGCTATTACTGCTATTAGTGTAGCCATGAAAGCATTGGCAGCTTCTACGGGTCCAATAGGGTTAATTATATTAGCAGTAGGAGCTTTAGCAGTTGCCTGGACTACTAATTTCGGCGGGATAAGAGATTTTACCATTGCAGTAGTGGGAAAAGTAACCGAAGCTCTGGGTTGGCTATGGGATAAAGTTAAATGGGTATTAGAGAAATTAGGGTTATATAAAGAAACAGCCGGAGAAGTAACTGAAGCTAATCAAGAACTTACCGAAGCTACTGATGGAGTTACTACAGCAACTGGAGAAGCAGCTACAGCAGCCGATACCTTTACAACCGCTAATAATGCTTTAGTTGATTCATTAGGAGGAGTGGAAGAAAAAACAAAAGAAGCAGGGGAAGCTATCAAAGTATATTTTGAAGATGTAGGGGAAAATTATATTGAATTGGCAACTAAAGCTACCGATTCATGGGCTGATTTTTATGCCTTTTGGGAAGCAGAAGCTAAACGAACTGCAACAGAAGTATCTGAAACTGTAGAAGAAGTTGCAAAAAAGATTGATAATACTATAACGAAAATTAAAAATGCTGCTGGGGAAATTACAAGTGTAATATTGCCTGGTGGTGGAATTATATCGACTGAACCAATTGCCGTTCCAAATGTAGGGGCAGAATATTATAATAAAAATACTCCTCAATATGCAAGCGGCACTCCCTATGTACCCAAAACAGAATTGGCAGTTGTGCATAAAGGGGAAGAAATAATCCCTGCTAATCAGAATAGTTATGACCAAAGGAAAAGTTACTCACCTACTATTAGTGTAATTGTGCAGGGTAATGGAAATGCAGATGAAATTAAACGGGCAGTTGAACAGGCTTTAACAGAAAGCTCAAGACAATTTAACCGTAGCGGTAACGTTTTAATTCCCGGTATGGCATAGGAGGCAATTATGGCAGATATATCAATAGGCAATACAACGATAAAAAATCCGTTGAACCTTTTGCATGATGTAAGAAAGTTGGAAACTTACGACAGAACTATTGATGGCAGTATGATAATTAATAGAAATGTTACCTCCGAAAATCAGTCTATCGATAAATATAGATGGACATTACCGGGCTTGATAGATAGTGAAATGTTTGCGATTAAAGAGGAAGCGAAGAAAAAGGGGAACTTATATTTAATAGATTATCATAAAATTATAGAAGTATTAAGCGGTGATGGTTCGACTGTTACCTGGACTTTACAGCGATTACTTTCAGGTGATACTCCATTACCGGTAGTAGAGGTTAATGACGCTGGACTAACCGTAACCGTAACGGCAGCCACTAATCCCGCAGCCGGGAACGTTTATATTAACAAAGACACAGGGGTGATGACCTTCGGGACTGCTCCCACTGATGTAGATAATAATATAGTGGTAAAATATGAACCAAAATATGAGGTGCATATTTTATCCTATCAACATATATATTATTTCGGAACGATAGCTAACTATACCCTAATTTGTGAGGAAGTATAAAAATGGAAACAAGTTTAGATTGTTTATTAATAGTATCAGAACAGGATAACGACCAAAAAACCTTTGCGGAAATAGACAGCACTCTACTTGTCAATCAGGAAGGCGAGTTTTTTGGCAAAACGATTGATGGCGAGCTTAACGTGGTTCGAGATATTGTAGGGGCTTGCCTCGATACTTCACAATCCCTGCGAATGACTATTACTATTGACGGCGAAGATGTTTCTGATTCTATTGTAGGCGATATTGTAATAGCACATAATCTAAACTATATAAGCACATTCTCGCTATCACTTGGCGACCCCAAATATTCTCCATTAACTGATTCTCATATAGCAATTAATAAGGAAATAGTAATTACTGTATTTATCAATGGTCAAGAAATTAAAATGTTTACTGGGCTAATTGATAGACCTCATGTAAATTCTGATGGCGGTTTTAGAATAGATATTTCTGGTAGAGATTATGGCAAAAGATTATTAAAGACAATGACTTTAATTAGCATTCAAGAAGCAGCTCAAAAGAAATATAGAGGATCAATGGTAAAATATTTGGCTGGTCAAACAGATATAACTAATATTAATGTACCTGTTGGCGATAAAGTGACCATTGACCATAGTTTTCAAGACCAATTTGTCTGGGATATGATTCAAAAAGAATGTGCAATAGAGGGTTGGTATGTGCGATTCGATGAAAATGGGCTAATGCACTTAAAGACCAGAGAATTAAAAACTACTCCCGACTGGGAATACGGGGAAGATAAATTTATACAGCTTGGATTAGACGGAACTGAAGAAGGGGTTATCAATAAAGTAATCATTTTAGGGGCAATATTTGAGGAAGAAGTTATAACTATAAATGAAAGTGAAGTAGAGGATGAGGACTGGGAACCAGAAGCAGACGTGGCAGTTAATGTCGAAAAAACATTTACGGATAATGAAGTTGTAGAAGTATGGTCGCATACCGAAACGGTATATACAGAAGATGATTGTAAAATTACTGTTAAATATACAGGTTCGACTACGCCTGAAGGATATATATTCCCTCATTACTTGAATTATAGATTTGAGATAAGTGGTTTAGGAACTATTAAAAGTACTACTTGGACAGTCAGCGGTGGAGCGCAAATAACAGCAGAAGGAAAAACTTATTGCAATATTCAGAGAGAAAGGTCAGATGATATTGGAGGTTGGCCTCCTACATTTCTTGAACAGGAATTTACCATTAGCATTTCAATCAAAGTCGGGCCTCTTATCGGAAGCCATGCAGAATGGATTGCAGATACTTATACTGAAGAAACTACTACCTCAACTATAACCCATACACAAGTTAAGGCAACGGTAACAGACGCAAATTCTATCGCTTTATATGGAGAACGCAAACCAAACAATGAAGGCACGTTACCATTCCCGCTTGCCGAAACTACAGCTCAATGTAAACGAATTGGGGAAAATATTATACTTGATAGCCATAGATTTATTAAGCAGCCTGACTTTTTAGTCAATTTCAATCCTAAATTAATTGTAGGACATACTGTTGAATTAACTGATAAGAAAATTGGCTATGATGGTGATAGATATTTTGTAGAAGAAGTAATACATACTATAAGCATTAATAGTAAAACAGGGGCGGTAAAACCACGTACCCGAATAGGATGTGTTTATTATGCTTAATTTAGCACAGGCTACTAACAGAAATACGGTAGGCAATATTAATTTCAGAAATACTTATATTACAGCCGAAGTGAAAGAAGACCAGGGGAACGGCAAATATAAAGTTGAGATAGCAGGTAGCGATAAAGAATATCCGAATGTATATACAATCGAAACTGACCCGACTTACGCAGTTGGCGATAAGGTTGGCATTTTGTGGGAATATGGCAATCGGGAAAAACCTGTTGTAGCTGGTATACTTCGGGATATTACATTTATTGAGGTAACTGGCGGGGTAAACTCGCTTGGAGTTTAAGGGGGTAAATATGTATGAAAAGATATATTTATATACTGTTAATAATTATAGGAGTTTTGATTATGCTTAAACCTATTAACTCAATTATAAAAGATTCGATAGGCAATATTATGAATGTGGTAACTGGAATAGTGGCGACTGATAACGGCAATGGCAGTTATGATGTGTTTATATCCGAATCAGATAGAGCTTACCCGAAAATATTTACTTTATCCCGTAATCCTGATTTAGCAGTCGGTGATAAGGTGCGAATCCTGTACAAAAATGGATGTAAGGAATTGCCAATTATATTACCACCAGTAGCAGTAACTGCTCCAACTACGGGTGATATATTTGTTACTTTTGAAACGGGCAACCCTGAAGTAAGCACTATAAAATCATTTACAAGTGAAGGCGTAGAAGTAGCAAGTTGGCAACCGGAAGATTATCAGCTCATGTATAACGGAATGTGTGTAGATAGTTCTGGAAATGTCTATTATATTGCTTTTTCTTCTCCACATAAAATAATCAAATATGATTCTTCCGGGAATGAAATTATTAAACTAAGTGCATCTTATCAGATTGAACATATTGCTATATCAAGTGATGGGTATATTTATACCCACGAAGGCACGGATACCGATAATAATATGATTATGAAAAGAAGTTCTTCAACTTTGCAGATAATAAGTTCATTTCAGTTAGACCCGTCACATTCATATTATGGAATGGCTTTTTTAGATAATGATTATTTTTATATGGTAAATAGTTCAAGTGATGAAATAGAAATGTGGAGAATTTCAACCAATAGCAAAATAGCCAGTGTAGCCATCGATAGTACAAAGACATCATTAACTTCTTTGGCAGTAGCTGGGAGTACCGTTTTAGGAGTAGATTTTACGAAACAACCTTGGTATGTACCGACAAATTTAGGTGCAAGCGAAATAGATTGGAGTACAGAAATAACTCGAGTTGTCAGTGTGGCAAGCAAAGGTGGTTACTTTTATGTCTTTGGAAGTAAGACATATAAGGGAGCTTTGTTTTTAGGAAAGTATACAGAAGCGGGAGTAAAAGTATGGGAAGTGCAAGTAGTTGAAGCAGGCTACTGGCCGAGTAGTGTTGGAGCTTATCCGTTTTAAATAAAGTGAGGTGATTTTATGGCAGACCCGAATCCATCAATATGGAATGCGGCTAACGATACAGAAATAACGGCAATAAATTATGGCACTGGTGACGCTGGAGATTATAAACCGAGCAGTGCAGGCACAGAATATCATATATGGAACGACAAAGGTGCAGTGCTTACTTCTTCCCCAATGACATCGGTAAAAATTACTGTCAGGGATTCTGATGGGCAGTGGGTAGAAAATGTAACTGTTCAAAAATGGGTAGAAGTAAAATCTACGACTATTCATGCAGGGGCAGATGGCGGTTCTATCTCCGGTTATTCTGATGATAATTTTGCAGATTTTCAGGCAGTCGGTAAAGATGGCTATGCTAATTTAGGCGATATACCCTATGATTGTTATCGAAAAGTATTTATTAGGGTTAATATACCGACTTCGGCTTTAGAGGCGGGAGTTACCTTTAAAATCTATGTGACTAATCAGGAAGCATATAGCCCGATAGGTAAATATCATACAGGGCTTCACGGTAACGGTGTAGTCTATAATTCCGCTGGGGCTTTCAAGGTGACTGATAATGCAGGGGCTGATTCAAAAGTAGATGTAGAAAAAGGATATGCACTTATTAGTGATGGTGAATTATATTATGGCTCTGGACAGACTTATACATTATCGACTGACGCAGGGGTCTATAAAGTCTATCTAACATCGGCAGGGGTAATAAGCTCAACGACTGGCTCTATTCCTTCTAATGCGATATTGCTGGCTTGGGTTACTATTGCCGGCGGCGTGGTGACTGATGTAGTAGACAAAAGAGATTTTATAATGCAACGGGTAATCTCACAGCATTTTCAAGATTTGCTTATTGCTGATGAGGATGGTATTCACGCAGCTATAACGGGCAATGGGGCAATCCAGAATATCACGACTGCAATAACGAATCCCGACTATGCCAGGAATGGAAGTATTACCACTACAAACAATGATACACCTTCCGGTAATGTGAAGTTATGCGGACTGGTGAGAGGTAAATATGATGAGGAAGAAATTACCATAGTTGCCGGATCCATACTTATATAAAAATAGTTATACCTGCTGGAGTGTCGGCAAGCGATACGGTGACAGTAGGATTTTCTGATAAAATAGGACTTGATAATCCGATAGTAGTAGTCGGTGATGTGTTTAAAAAGAAAGTTAATAATGAAGATAAAACGAGTGAATTATCCGGCAAAGTTAGTGCGACTTATCATACTGTAGACTGTGCGACTATCGTGGCAAACGAAGATATGATGATTAAATATAAAAGCATTTTGACTATATAGAGAGGTGATTATATGAATATGTTTAAAAAGCTAAGAAATAATATTGGAGCAGTAATATTAATAGCTATTTTAGGGCTGGTTTTAATGGGTGCAACTTATGTTAATTTGGGCCCAACTTCGCTAATCGATGGTGATGTAGGTGTAACTTCAGGGCACGGCTATTATATAGATAATATTGAAATAGTTAAATATAGCAAGTTTGACGCAACATCTGCTCCGACAGTAAACAATGATGTAGATGAAGGATATAAAGCAGGTTCTATCTGGGTTGACGTAACCAACGATAAAGCCTATGTTTGCCTTGATAATACAGATGGGGCAGCAGTCTGGACAGAAACAACACAAGGTGGAGTTGGTATAAGTGGCACTCCAGTTCAATATGACTATGGTAGATTTGTTGATGGAACTAATATCGAAGGTAGAAGTTATTCTGAAACAAAAACCGACCTTGACGTTGACGACCTCGAAAATGTAACCAATGCTCTTGATAGTGCTGGAATTGTTACAGGTGGCGTTGTAACCGCAGGTACTACCGCAGGTAAATTTAAGGTAACTGCCATAACAGAGGCATATCTCCGCACATCTGCAAGTGCCACAGCACCCTTAACATCCGTTACCCTTGCCGAACAGGACGACCAAACTATTACCGCCGCCGATACAACCTATTTTGTAATATTCACTTACGGCACACCTTGCACGATAACCACTTCGGAAACTGCTCCAAACGGTTATAATGCTATCCCACTTGGCAAGGTAATGAAAGATGGTAGCAATAATGTCCATTATATAGATGGTGGCTTTAGATTTGGTGATGGTGTAAGAAAATTACACCAAAGGGCAAAAACATTAAGGGCGTTAGAATTAGAAAGCGGTTCTGCTATAGAATATTCAGGCACGAATAATTTTACAATGGATACTGGAATAGTTTATGGCGGATTAAATGAATTTTCTCTTGCCGCTTATAATAGTGCCACAACTACTTTTACATCAATATATTGGGATGGCACTTCTGCTTGGAAA